CATACTCCGCAGCTTTCCCCAGGAAGCCACTCCAGCTCCACTCGCTGCCGGAGCCCTTTCCAGACTTCCGGGAGCGATTCTCTGCTTGGAGTTCGCGCAACTCCTCCTGACGCATCCTCTCCAGTTCTGGGCGCATTGCCTGGATTCGACCTTTGGACTTCGACTCCGGCCGGGCAGGGCCCATTGAGCGCCCACCTCGGTTCGGGTACGGGTCGTCCGGGTTGTACATCCTCGGACTGGGACGGACAGGTGGCGGCAATGAGATCGAGTTCTTGCCAGAGCTCTTCAAGATCACTCTGGTCGCCGCTCGTCGAGAATTTCGCCCAGGCGTCATCACGCCTTGGGACTGGAGACTCGATACAATGTTGCTGATCTGGCGAACACTCGACGGATGTATCGGTCCCCTCGCTGCGGCTCCTAGAACTTTGATCGCGGCCTGCAGCTTCTTGTGCTTCTGCTGGTCTGTTAAGCTCATCGATGATGCCGTAGTGCTGATATTCGTACTGGATGTCAAACTTGGCCGTTTTGCGCCTTGATACGCAATTTGTACTTCACGCGGCGGCTGGTCTAAGCCTTTAAGCACCACGTGGAGCCCATCGGGACAAAAAGACAAACCCTCTGGGAGACCCTCAAAACGCAAATGAATCCGCGCTATCTCGAGCTCCGTAAGGCGCCCTCGCAGCAACAGTTTCATACTTGGCGTGATCGTAACGGTTGACAAATAATCAGTCAGCTTTTCATCGATCTCAGCAAAATCCGCACCCCATGGCCAAAGGGCCATACGCAGTCCGATCAGGTGCGCTACAACGCTTTCCTCGAAGCTCATATTGGCACATGGCTTCACCCAATTCAGACTGGAACGCAACTTTTCCCGGTTGCCACCAGCAACCAAGAAATCACCTATGCCTGCAATCCAACGCATTCTGACATGATGACTCAAAAAAGACAAATTGAGAAAATCGCTGGGCAACTCTGTAACATACTCCAAGTGAACGTTCCACTTTAGAAGCTGACGAGCCACCTCAACTATCCCGAACTCAGTGTATGACTTCAGCAGCACGTCATCTCCATTACAGAAACACCGCACCGCCTTTTCCCACCGAAAATCAGGCCGCTCTCCGGACAGGATCCAGAACGACAGCACTATACAAATGAACATAATCGCACTGTTGTCCGCGCCGGTATTCTTCCAACCGCTCTTTTGATGGAGCAGCCGATAGATCCGGCCACAAACAGCACCCACACCCGCATACACTGCGTCGTATAGGTTGTGTCCCGCCCGTTTGGTCCAATCAGGCAAAAACCGGTGACGCGCATCTCGCACCGCTCTTGCGAGCGGCAACGGACAACGCTGATCCCAGCCTCCACCATCGGCGCCGAACCCGCCATCTACGCTCATTACGAGCCGCACATAAGCAGGACCAGGCACCGAGATACCTATCGTGATCGGATGGTTCCCCACGTCTTTCATGAGACTTACGTTTTGCCTCTCATACAGCATACTAGAGGCAAGAAGGTGGTGTAGGTCACACGCAGCAAACACACGCGTTTTGTGTTGCTCAACCTTCTCTCGCAATCGCAACTCGTCTTTTAAGGTCAGCGAGAACACTGATTCCACCAGCTCTCCTCGCATAATGGCGTCAACACGATCCTTGACCTCACCGCCAAACTTCAATAGTGCCTCACCTTTATTCTGGCAACCATAGTAGTAGGGGTAGCCTGCGCTCTTATCGAGGTCCAGCAGCTGCACTGCCTCCTCGTACGTCATGACCGGATTAGGAATAGCACCCCAGTAAGGTCCGAAGGTCTGGGCAAGAATCCTCTCCCCAAACTCAACATACTTCTCCGGAATGTACACCTTTGGCTCCATATATTTTAGGACACCAGCCTTTAACGCCGCGCTACTCATGTCACTAGGAACGTAACTCGCGCCATCTTCGAACAACAGAGGACTCGGAACAAAATGCGACCGCCCCAACGGCCGCAACGCACAATTCGCGAGCGGATACAAGGGGAGCAATAAAGTGCCTCCCGGTTGTTTCCGCGGCAGATCGGAGGATTCTAGGAGAAAACTCTCCGCAGCCTCAATCTGCCGCTCCACTAGTTTCCCGGCGGGGCATCGAAGAGCTTCAAGAACGTCTCATCCACTGGGATGAAGAGATTGTCCTTGTCCTTCGCTCCTGCCGCCATGTGAAAACCGGTACTCCGCCCGTTGGTGTTCACGTAGTTCGCACCGCAGTCAGCAGGCTTGCTGGCCACGCCAACCCGAGCCTGTTTGCCCGTAGGGCCCTGCTCATCCACTGAGACAACGTCGCCGATAGCGACTTCGTCCCTCGTGACGATGGCGAGCTTCTGCGGCATGCCCGGGATTTGGAAGTCCTTCTTCTTGAGACGAGTTGGTCCGTCAAACGCTTTGCACACCACAAGATCGGAATTGCAAAGCTTGAGCTCACGGATTGGTGGAATGGCGAACTTATTCGCCTGCCACACCAACCACTTGGCTCGCGGATCCTTGATCACATGCAAATTCACCACCACGCCAATGTTGGTGAACGTACAATGGCCGAGTGGCATACCATCTTCAGCCTGCACGTCGCCTTGCGACTGCTTGATCTTGTTGACGGGGAACTGAGGCGCCTGCGGAACGTTGCTCTCGAACCGGCCGTTCACCGTGCCTTGCTCGTTCGCAACTTTCGCCTTGCCTTTCTCCTCGACAACATGCGACTCCCACTCCTGAGGAGGTTCCACAGTCTTCACTGTGCTCACTCCGGTGGCGGTCGACTTGCTCGAAACTTCAAAGGTACCGGCTTGAACACCGGCACCCTCGTGTTGAGGTGGCGTGACCCAGACCCATGTTCCAGGGCCAGGCTTGCTCGGAGGTCGTTCTGGGACTGCTGCCATCTTCGAAGATGCTCCATGTCCTGGAGCTGCCCGTACAGGCGCTGGTCCCTCGGCGTCCCCTGAGACGAAAACGATCGGTACTGAACTGCCGTTCGTGTCGGCTCCCAATCGGGCTGACTCTCCGGCACCGCCGGGTCGGCTTCCTCCTGGGCGCCCATCACATACCAGTCGCCCTCCTCCGGCAGGGGCGGCAATCGCTGCCGCTCCCTCACCAAAGAGCGCGTCCCGGATCGTGAATTCCGTTTCATAGTAACGACCAGTAACAGGAT